CTACACCCCGGCCACGGAGACAACGGATATGAGCGGCGTCAATTCACCGTATCGCTATCAATACGAGCATGTGGCCGTCAGCCAAACCAATCAAGTTCTTGGCGGCACTGGCGCTGCGGGGGACTATATTCACCGTCTTGTCTGCACGGTCACGACGGCGGCGACCGCTCAGGTGCAGATCAAGGACGGATCGGGCGCTTCGCACACGGTTTTGCCGAACAGCCCCGGCGGTGGTGTTGGTAACTACAACATTGAGATGAATGTCGTGTCCCGAAACGGGGCGTGGCAAGTGACGACCGGCGCGGGCGTTGAAGTTCTTGCTATTGGCGTGTTCTCTGCCTGATAGGGGCTAATCGTGGCTGAATTGCCTGTTACTCCCGCCCTGCAAAAATACCTGAACGTCATCGGGCAATACAATCGCGAGTTCACCAAGTGGGAGGCTCGCGCCACCAAGATCATCCGCCGCTATCGTGATGATGTGCGCACGAGTGGTGCGACGGGCTCTGAATCGGCGCGGTTCAACGTGCTGTGGTCAAACGTGCAGACGCTTGTGCCCGCCGTGTTCTCGCGGCTGCCAAAAGCGGACGTATCGCGGCGTTTTGCGGACAATGATCCTGTTGGCCGGGTGGCGAGCCTGCTTCTTGAGCGCGCCCTGGACTACGAGATTGAGCATTACCCCGACTTCCGCGCTGCGATGAAAAACGCCGTTGAGGATCGCTTCCTCGGCGGTCGCGGCGTGGCGTGGGTGCGCTATGACCCGCATATCGTGCAGGTTGGCGAGCCTGAAGACGGTTATCAGGTCACTGAGGACGTTGACCCCGAAGGCGACAATCAGGGCCAGGAGCCGCAAGAGGCCATCGAATACGAGTGCGCGCCGACCGATTACGTTCATTGGAAGGACTTTGGACACAACGTTGCGCGGACATGGGAAGAGGTCACGCAGGTTTGGCGTTGGGTCTATATGTCAAAGCCTGCTTTACAAGAGCGCTTTGGCGATGAACTGGCCCGTCGTATTCCGACCAATGACTCGCCCGAGGGCCTGACAAAATACGGGCAATCCAGCAAGCAGAACGATCAGGCCAAGATTTGCGAACTGTGGGACCGCGAGACGCAAAAGGTCTACTGGTTCAGCGAATCCTATCCCGAACTGTTGGACGAGCGCGACGACCCGCTGGGCGTCGAAGGCTTCTTCCCGTGCGCCAAGCCGCTGTATGCGACCACGACGACGGATTCGCTCGTCCCGATCCCCGATTTCGTGCTGTATCAGGATCAGGCCAACGAACTGGATATCCTGACGGACCGCATCGACGGACTGGTCAAGGCGCTCCGCGTTCGCGGTATTTATGATTCTTCGCAGCCCGCGCTTCAGCGGCTTTTGACTGAGGGAGATAACAATACCCTTATACCTACCGACAAGTGGGCTGCGTTCAGCGAGAAAGGTGGCCTTAAAGGGACAATTGACCTTCTGCCTATCGACGCCATCGCGGCGACCCTGATTCAGTGCTATCAGGCGCAACAGCAGATCAAGGGCCAGATTTACGAAATCACGGGTATCTCGGATATCATTCGCGGCCAGACGGCGGCGAGCGAAACGGCCACCGCGCAGCAGATCAAGGGCCAGTATGCCGGGCTTAGGCTGCGGTCCATGCAAGAGTCCGTGGCGTTGTTTGCGACGGACCTGATCCGCCTGAAGGCGCAGATCATTAGTTCCAAGTTCCAGCCTGAGACGATCCTGAAATACGCGGCTGCGGACCAAATGACGCCCGAGGATCAGCAACTGATCCCGCAAGCCCTGGAGCTTATTTCCGCCAACCCGCTACGGAATTTCCGTATCGAAGTGGCGGCGGATAGCCTTGTCCAGCTTGACGAACAGCAAGTCAAACAGGAGCGGATCGAGTTCATCGGCGCGTTTGGCAACTTCCTGCGTGAAGCCGTGACGGCTGGCCAGCAGGTGCCCGAACTCACGCCCATGCTCATGCAGATCATGCGGTTCGCCGTGTCGTCTTTCAAGCAGGCCCGGCCCATTGAGGGTACGATTGACGCGGCGCTGCAAAAGCTTGAGCAAAGGCAGGCCGAACAAGCCCAAAACCCGCAACCGGACCCTGAAATGATAAAGGTGCAGGCAGAGCAGCAGGCCGCGCAAATGAAGATGCAGGCCGACCAACAGGCCGCTCAGATGAAAATGCAGCTAGATTCCCAAATGCAGCAGGCTCGAATCCAGGCCGACACGCAGATTGAGCAAATGAAACTGCAAATGCAGATGGATCTTCAGCGTCAAAAGCAAGAGTTTGATGCACAAATGAAGATGCAAGAAATGGCTCAAAAAGAGGAATTTGAGAACTCCAAGGCGCGGCTTGACGCGGATACCAAGATCATGGTGGCGCGGATTGGGGCTAATCCTGGGGCTGATGTGCCGTTGCTTGAAGACAACAAGACGGCGATGGAGGACATTGGCGAGACGCTTAAGCAGGTCATGGAAGTCATTTCGGCTACCTACAACGACATGCTTGATCGCCAATCCCAGATTGTAGACCGGCTGGACAATGCCGTTGAGCAACTGACCGCGCCCAAGCGTCTCATTCGTGGCCCCGATGGACGCGCCGTTGGCGTTGAAATCGTGCGCCCAAGCATCCAATAGGTGAGCAATGGCTACATATAACAAGTTCAACGCATGGGCCGAAACAATGGTGGAGGCGGCAAATCTTGCCTCCGACCAATTTGTCATTGCGCTGACCAATAGCGCACCTTCTGCGTCGAATAGCGTTCTGGCGGATATTACGCAGATCAGTTATACCAACCTGTCGTCGCGCAACGTCTCAACTACAAGTTCTTCGCAGACATCGGGAACCTATACGCTTGTGCTTGCCGACTTGGTTATGACGGCATCGGGGAGTGTGGGTCCGTTTCGCTATGTCGTTCTTTACGACGACACCGTTGCAAGCGACCCGCTTGTTGGATGGTGGGATTATGGCTCCAGCATCACGATGGCGAACACGGAGACTTTCACCGTGGACTTCACGGGCGCTGCGATAACGCTGTCGTAAGGAGAGAATTGTGGCTGACAACGTAGGCTATACACCTGGGGTTGGCGCAACGGTCGCCGCCGACGACATTGGCGGGGTGCTGTTTCAGCGCCTCAAGCTTGCGCTTGGCGGTGATGGGGTAAATCAGGGCGACGTCCAGGGTTCGGCATCCGATCCGGTTGGCAATGAACTTGCCATGTTGGTTCGGTCCGTGGTGGAGGAAAACGCCTATACCCAGGAATTGCTTAACATCATTGCAACGGTTTTGCGGTCGGTGTGGCAACTTGGATCGGCGGCTGGCGTAGGTGCGCTTACGGTCAGAAGCCAAGCGGCGGCGGACCTTCTGGTAACGATTCAGACCAACGCGGCGGTAAACCTTGCTCAGATCGCGAGCGGCACACCACATACTTCCGTGGGCAACCTTTCGCCGTCGAACAGTGCAAACTCGCAACTTGTTGTTGCGCAATCGCAACAGTATCATCCGGCATCTTTGCCGCAACATATCTACGCAAACATTCAGGTTTGACACATGTCGCTGACGCTCAATCTCCGTAAGAAGGTCCACCGCAAGATTTGGGAGCCTCTCTTTACGCCCGCCCCCGTAGCATCGGCTGCGGGCACAATTTTTGTGAGCGACAACCTGAATCTTGGCGCAACTCAGGATATTTTGCCCAGCCTCCCCGTCGATACCGGGCGGCAAGCCTACTACGCCACGGGCGTGTCCTCTATCTTCTGGTATAACAAGCAGGAAGAAGCCTTCGGCCAGCTTCCCAACTCGGGCTCTGCGGGAACCTGGGGTGCGGGCGCTGCGGGTTATGTTCACCCGGCGGGTCCGTCTTTCACCGCATCGGCGGGCACGACGAGTAGCTTTACCTCGACCCTGACAATGGCGCGCAACGTTGCGGGATATCGCTTCCGCGTGACGGCGGGGACCAACCGGGGCTTGGAGGGCTATATCCGCGCCAACGGCTTTGGTGCAAACGCCGTGTTTACCACGGTGGACACCTACGCTGTCGCCTTTGACAACACCAGCGTCATTCAACTGTTTACGGGCCGGTTCTGGCTTTACGTGCCGGGCGCGACCAGTGGTTTTAACTACTACGACTACGCCACGAACGCATGGACCTCGCGCTCTGTCGCTTCCGGCCCCGCCATTACGGCCAACGAAGGTTGCCTGATTGGCACCCCCGCCAAGGAAGCCGTGATTGAACTTGGCATCGCTTCGGCGGGCGCTGCAACGACCCTGACCGATTCCACCCGCGCTTGGGAAGTCAACGCCTTTGCCCGGCGCATGGTCACCATTGTTAGCGGCACGGGCGCGGGCCAATATCGCTATATTGCGTCCAACACCGCCACGATCCTGACTGTTGACGCGGCATGGGCGACCAACCCCGATACGACCAGCAAATACGAGATTAGCGGGCTGTGGTCGGACGTGGCCTCCGCAGGCTCTACGACGACCATTACGGCGGGTTCGGGCACACCCTGGACGGCGTCTCAGTGGATCGGGCAACAGGTCCGTGCCGTGGCCGGAACTGGGGCCGGTCAGGTGGCGGTCATCACGGCCAACACGACCTCGCAGCTGACTTTCGGTGCGGTCGGCACGGCCTTTGACGCCACGACGCGGTATGTGATCGAGCCCGACGACAACGCCTTCTGGTTCCTCGGTGGTGCGGCGGTCACGCTGTTTAAATACAGCATCAGCGGCAACACCTGGGCGACCATCACCCCCGGCGCGGCTCGCGGTGGCGCTGCGGGCGCGGGAACGTCTGGTAGCTGGATCGCCAACGTCCCTGACATTGCGTGGAACGGTGCGGGCTCTACGGGTGGCCCCGGTGGCGCTCTGAGGCAGAACGGGCGCTTCATCTACTCGTTCCGGGCTGCGGGCGCCAGCACCCTCGACGTTTACGACATCGCGGCGAACACTTGGTATTCTGCCATCACCTACGTGGGTTCGGAGACCTTCACGACCGGTTCAGTGTGGGCTGACTGGAACGGCACGATTTATGGGCAGAAGGACGCCACGGGGCGTTTCT